CCCATGATGCAACCGCCCCATCCAGTTGATCTAGGGCGAGGGCCATTCTCGCAGGATACTCCACTCGCGGCAGCGGATTCTCAAACTTTGCAAGCTGTTCCGTCGTAGCAAGTTCGAAGATGGTGGGCCACCCACCAACCAGCGGCAGGAGGGTTATGTCAGCGCCCATACGCGTCAACACTTCCGCCTCTGTGGTTGGTCTGCGTTCCGAGCTCTTGTTGGCGAGCGCGCTCTGGATCTTGGCTATCATGGGTGGGGTGAGGGGCAGGGCTGTATTTGCCATACTGTGCACCTTGGCGCGCGTTGCGCGGTCACGTTCTGGTGACCGCTGCTGGAGCATCTCCATGTAGCACCTAACTTCTTGTTTGTTCAGCCAGCGCCCGTAGAACCCCTTGTAACTCTCCCGCAAGCAGAAGCGCCGATAGAACTCAGCCGCCTCGGGCTTCCCCACGAACCACTGGCTTCTGGATGACACCCAGTCCCGTGTGGCAGCTTGGGGCACATCTGCCGGCAGTTCGAGTGGCAGCTTTGGGAACACGACTGTGACATCAGGCTCGGGTCCCCATAATATGCTGCCACGGCCCTTCCCACCGTTGCGTATAGGCCACCAATCAAGCACCACTCGCTCACCCACCCCATTCTCTAACGTATACAGTGCGTTCAGCAGCCGCATAGCCAGTCGGCGCATGATGTTGCAGTCAGCTCCACGGTTGATGGCTTCTGTTATGTTCTTGGTCAGTTCACCTGCATTCCTGTCCAACCCAATACGTGCATCTTTATACCAGCTGCCGGTTGAAAGGGCCGCAAGCACATTGGCTACTGGTCGTGAGGGCACGCCAGCACCCTCACCAGTGCGCTGCAGGAATTCGTGTTCGAGGGGATCAACCTTCTGCTTGATCGGGTTGAGAGAGAAGCCACACATCTTATGCGCACCAAGGTAAGCAGCCGCTTGCACCCAGTCGTAGTGTAGCGCATCTTCATCATCGCCACACACTCCAAAGTACCCGAATCTACACCCACCGCCAAACATGTCATGCAGAGCGTCCTGCACCGTGGCGGAGTATGCCTTGTGCAACAGCGTGTTGTCGCGTGCCGTGGTCCGGTGTCCGGACCACAACCCGGACAGGTTGCGCACAGTGCCGGTTTCGAGGCAAGTTGACCAGGCATTCAAGTGGCCCAAGCCGGTGTGTATACTGCACCAGGCCTTGTGCATGGCTATCTTGCTAAAGGTCCCACCCATCCCAACTTGTCTGCGCATCCACTCATCTGCAAAGGCCAACTCAACCATGGCCAGTTCCACCCGGCTGTGGTCCTTGTTGAAGTCTGAATAGTCGAGTGACACCCAAACTGGTGCTTGCCAGCGTGCCACGCCTACCATGCTGGCCCGCCACCACTCGGCCACATCCTGCGGTGTTTGTTTTGCCACCATACCCCCCACTGACATGTATTTTTCCATCTCAGTGGCCGCATAGGCACTTATATGGTTGTTGAGGTCGTCCAGGGCATACAGTACCCT